GCCCTCCCCGAATTCAGGGAGTAAGGGCAGGTGTGGATAAAGCATTTTCTCTATGTCACCCTCTATTATATACTTTGTCAAAAAGGGAGAATTTTATGAAAAAGTATTTTGGTTATGTTGGTAAGGAGCGAGCGGGCTTATTGGCTCGGATTGCGCGTTGGCTGTTTCGATATGTCGGCTGGGATTGGTTGGCACGGACTGGATGGTCTGATGTCGTATGGGGTGGAACTCTAGGATGTGATGACCCGTTGCCTCCGATTGCTGGTGTAGTTGGTTCGTTTGAGGCTGGTGAAAAAATCAAAGAAGGTCAACCTGTTTATATTCAAGATGGCAAGATGTATGGCGCGAAAAAGGATTAGGACAAGGCGTTACTCTGACGCTGAGGACCAGTTTTGCAAGATCGTGATTTTTTAAATCTGCCAGCCTCTGCAAACCCGCGTCATTACTGCATTTCACATCAGGTAAACCACGATCTGATTGAATGGAATTGCAAAACTTTTTTATCAGGCGTATTTTTTGATTTGGGTATCGTAGCCGAAGAAGTCTGATCCTTGTACGACACCACGCACGAGGTAGCGCAGGCTATCCATGGTGTGATCTTTGGCTTTCTTAGGCACGTCGAGGTTGACTTCGCCTACCCCTTGTATGTTACGGGTGAGCCATTGGTATTGGGTGAATTCGGTTTGTGTCCATGGGGTGACGTTGTGCAGGCGGAGATAGGGTATTTTGTTGTCATCGCGCTGGGTGATCATCTTGCGGACATCCTGAATACCTGATTCGACGGTGTTATCTGCACCGATGGCATTGAGACCAGCTTCTGTGAATTTCTGGATGTAATCGGGCTTGGATGGGTCACAGAAGAATGTTTGGATGTTATACATCTCATGGTATTGATAGGCGACGGTTGCCCAGTCTTCGATGCCTCTGCGTTTGGTGTAGTCTTCGTAGACAATGTCAATGCGTCCATCGCTATCTACCCCGCCAACGAGTATGACACCGGGTGAGGCGAAGCCCCAATCGACCCCTGCGACGAAATAGGCATAGCGCGAGAGGTCTAATTCGCCATCGAAGATATGCCGTTCTGGATTGAATTCTGGATAGATAAGCCCCTTGAAGCCGACGAATGCCCCACCGAGTTCTTGTTTGGCGTAGTCGCCTGAGTATTCGAGTGCCAGTTCTTTGAGAAATTCTTCATGGAGGAAGATATTCTCGAAGGTGTGCATCCTGACGAGGTGGTAGCTATCGCGTTTATCTTGTACCCATTTTTGATAGATCCAGTTGCGCCCGGCTGGTGTGCTGGTGAGCCAGATGTAGCCGAATTTACCGTCGGCACGGATACGTCCGAAAAGGATTTTCCAGACATCCTCTGACATGAGCGCGGCTTCATCCATGTGAATCCATGAGAGGTTGGGTCCGCGCAGGCGTTCGGGGTTATCGGTGCTACGGAAGACTATCTTGGAGCCATTGACGAGGGTCATGACTTTTTCAGATTTGTTGTAGTCGGCGATGAGTCCGCCTTCATCGACTGTACCCCCGAGGACTTCGTAATAGGATGGCACGACGATGAGATTGATCATGTCGTAGGTGGGGGCGCAGACCATGCCTGTGTTGGGACTGGGGATTATCTCGGTGCCGATTTGTCCGAAGGCGGCGCGTACTCCTCTGTGTGTGCCAGTGGTTGTCTTGCCACTGCCGATACCTGCGATGAAGGCGGCGAAGTGTGCGTTGCTGGCAAGGAATTCGTGTTGTTTGGGTAGGGGTTGATATGTGATGTCGAGCGTTTTCATTGAGACGCCCTCACCCTAGCTCTGCCCGAATTCAGGCAGGGAGCATGAAATCCCCACCCCAACCCTCCCCACTTTGTAGGGAGGGAGTTATTCGGTTTGTTCATCGACATAATCGGAGAGACCCATTGCTTGCAGGCGTGCGTTAACGAGGGCTTCATCTACGGGTTCGGTGATGAAATTGACCTCGATTGATTTGCCTTCGCTGGTTAGGTCTTTGCGCTCGGTGGGCAGGTCGTTGTAGTGCTTCATGGAAATATCGCTATAGGTCTTCATGGCACGGGTGAGGGCTTCAAAGGCTTTGATGCCATCTTCATTGAGGTTTGCCATGAACATTTGTGATTCTATTTTGGTGCGGTATTTCTCAAGCAATGCAGTGCGTCGTTGACGTTCGGCATGGCGTTCTTTTTCCATGATTTGTTCACGCTGGTCGTAGAGGTATTGTTCATATTCTTTGATACGGTCCTGCCAGTTGTAGCGTGATGACCAGCCTTCGATTGTTGATAAATTTTTTGTAGGGCAATCTGGGGGTGCATCAGGGGCAGTATAGATATTGTGCAATTTCCGCAGTGAGCGATTAACGCCCATATCGCGGTAGTCGATATAGGCTGAGTATGCTTTGGATGTTTCGCCTTTTTGGCGTGATTGTTGTTGTAGCTCGGTTTGGTCGCTCATGGTGAATCATTAAGAATTTATGTTCGGTATGAGCGTATTGTATGGGGTGTGTGGTGTGGTTTGCGGAGAAGGACAAGAGGCGGACGCAATACATAGCGTCCCTACAATAAATATTCCATTAATTACTCGGCTGGTCGCGACGGAATAGAACAAGGTTATGTTAATGGAAAGCTAAGAAAGACCTTGGGCATAGGCGAGTACATCTTCGTAGGTTTCACCTCTGGCTAACCGCGTTTCAATTTCATCAAGTATGGATTCCATTGACTCTCGATTGGAAACCAATTGAGTAGTAGCAAAATCAAAGGAGATATCAATTAATTTCGTGGCTTCAGGCTCTGATAAACCCAATCTCATTAATGCCACCGTTCTTATCCTAATCCATCTTTCAAGTTTATTCTGTTCTGTAAAGAGATAGCTATAAGATGAAAATAAATTCAGTTTTAATTTGGTCGTATCATGTAGCATATGTTTCATGGGTATACCCTCATCTATTTTTTATATGATTATATTTCAAATCTTAGGACAATGCCTGCATTGTCCCTACAGGACTGGTGTTTCTAGGCGTGGAGAAATTCGTTTATCTACGCGGAGAGTGGTTGCCACCCTGTGTGGTAGCCTGCGCGTTGGATGATGCCTTGCTTGTGATATTTGGATAGGTAGCGACGTGCGTGTGATGGGTGCACGTCAAGGGCTTTGGCGATGGATTTGGTTGATACGGATTGATTGCTTTTATCGTAGAGCTGGTGCAGGGTTGTGAGCAGTTTGTCAACTGCGGTTGGCTCGGGTTGGATGCGGATGGGTTTCCATCCTCCGCGATGCCCGGAGCGTGTGACGATGCCTGCATTTTCTAGTTTGACCATTTCTTGACGGATGATGCGGTCGTTGGTGTTGAGTTGTACGCCGACTGTCTGGGCTGATACGAAGTCATGTGAGCGACGGTATGAGCGTAGGAGTATGCCGTAGGTGGCGGCGGTTAATGGCGATGGTCGCCAGCCTGAGTGTGGCGATTTACGTTGGATGATGCCATCGTCTTCTAGTTCACGGAGTGCTCGGTAGGTTTTGTAGTAGCTATTCCCCATGGCGATGACGAGGGTTTTGGTGGGGGTGTAGCCTAGATTTTTGTTGTAGATGGTGCGTAATTGTTCATAGACTTTGATTTTATAGGGGGTCATGGGCATTCCCGGCAACAATCAAGTGTGTATTTGTTGCTTATGGTAGTATATATGACGTAGAATAACGGAACAAGTGAGCTAGTGTTTGGAGTTGGTGAGGATGGGTGACAAGAAAATGATAGGTCGTGCAAAAGGTGGGATTGTATCTTCAGGTGAAGCATTGCTGGTAGGTGAGCCTGATATACATACTCTGTCGGTGCACCCGAATGAATCAAAAAGCTTTGTCGTCGGTGTAGACCCAGCACTTGAGGGTGATACTACTATTTTCATTAAACATTTAGATGGTATCGTGATTAACTTCCCAAATGGTGAATCTGATGAGTGAGTATGAGCTTCTAATTATTTTGCTGGAAGCGGCGTATCGGGCGGATGTTGAAATTGTAGGGGTATCTACTGGAGAGCGTCATCTGATGTTTCAGATACAGTGCGAGTTAGGGTGTCAGACTTTTGGCTATGATGATTGGGGCAGGGTCGATACTGAGCGGATGCGTGAGATTGCTAACAATACGATGGTGATGTGGAATACGCATGGGCATTATGAATTGGATTGTTTCTGATGAGTGAGTATCGGTTTAATGAGGATATTGAGCGACGTGCGGGTGTGTTTGCTTTGTGGTTGGCGCATGAGGCGGAGACTAATGTCGAGTTGGAGGGTATTCGTCAGGTGTTTTTGGCTGTGAGTGCGGATATTGCGACACGGGGTATTTGTGAGAATGAGCAGGTGCAGTTGTTGTATGGCGCGATTGAGGGTCATGCTGAAGCGTGGGGTTATCTGGATGATTATCTGGCGGACCCGAAGTTATATTTGACGCATTGTTTGGTGGCTGTTGAAAATCCACCCCAGCCTTCCTCGAATTCAGGGAGGGAGTAGATAAAGAAAGGTTTGAGGCATGGAAAAGTTAAGTCCTGATGCAATACGTATTTTACGGAAAATCAATCAGCAGGGTATGATTGTTCTGAGTTCGTACCGTGTTAAGCACCCTTATTATGGGCATGAATATGAAGAAGATACAGAGCGGATGCCTGATGAGGACTGGGCTATCTGTGAAGAAGAGCTATGGCACTATGAGTCTAAAACACATTATCACCAACCTAGGGTTAAGAGCAATCGTATCCACCGCACCTTAGTTCAAGGTGACTCTGTAATTAAGACTATTCATGAGATTATGGGTGAAGATGAAATCCTAATTAATAGTGAGGAGCTTTTTAATTATGAAGGGTATAATGATGGATTGTTTAAGGAAGAACGTAAAATTGAATATTACCCCACTCGCCCACCCTCAAAATATAAAGAGTTTCAATCTGACTATCTTAAGATAGAAGGGATTGAGATGGATGATTATTTTGAAGAGCGGATTGGGTTGCTTGAACGATATGTGTTGACCGATGAAGCTTTACATCTCATAGGTGTAGGCGTGGATAACTGATGTTCTGTGACCTATCATAAATAAGAAAGCGGACGCTATACATAGCGTCCCTACAAAAGCTTGCATGAATATATGTGTGGGTTTATAATTCAATTATTAAATTTAAAGGGGCAGAGCAATGCCCCAACTTTGCGATGTTGTACAACATAAAAAAGCCCCCATTATGAGGGGCTTTTTTATTTGGTGAGGGTATCCATGAAGTCTACGAGGTATTGGGGCATGGGTTGATTGTCGTAGACTTCGTGGGCGATTTGTGAGGCGGTTATCCCTGTGCCGGGGTGTAGGGATTTTCGGAGTTGCCTTTTAAAAAAGGTGATGTGAGGGTGTCATCGAGTGTGCGTTGGATTGCATGATAGGCTTGCATGCTCTCTTCTGGGGAGAGGGTGCGTTTGTTTATTTCTTCGATGAGCTTCTCAAAGGGAATTTTACCGATTGCGTAGGCGGCATCGTCCATGGGTGTTGGGGTTGCAAGTACCTGTTTGCCAATGGTATCCATGGTTTCTTTCATGATGGCGACTGTCTGCTGGGCAATTTTATCGACTATTTCGGGTGGTACTGAAATCTTGAGGGCATCGAGGGCTTTTATCCCCAAGAAGAATGACCCGCCCACGACGATTACGAGTAGTACGCTTCCGATGATTACGAGTATGCCATCCAGTTCAGTTGGTACGTCAGTCGCTGGTGTGTCCGGCTGGTTGATCGTCACCGGTGTCACTTCGGCTGGGGCTTGCTGGGACGGTTGTACTTCCTGTGTGAGGTCGTCCTGTGCTTGAATCAGCGTGGGAGCCTGGAGCAGGAATATCAGAGTTAGGGCTATCATTGCTTGGTGTAGACGTTTCATTGAGTGTTTCCTCCTGAATTTGTAGTTTGAGTTGTGCGATTTCATCATTTTTGACGCTGATGAGGGCGTCTAATTCCAAAATCTTATCTTCATAATGTTGCTTTAGTTCGGCGCGTACATCGGATACGGCATTATCAATGCGGTCCTGGATGGATGCCATGAGTTCCTCGTAGGCGGTTCCCTTTTCTTCGAGTTCTTTGTGGAGTGCGGATTTTTCGCGGATAAGCTTATCGCGTTCAGCTTCCACTTTAGATAGGCGGTCTTTGATGGTTACGAATTGATCGCTCATCTTCTGGAAGTCGTTGTATATTTTTGTGATTTGCTTATCTTGCAAGGCGAGCTGCACCTGTGCGTTATCCGCCCGTGTTTTAGCCTGGGTGGATTGTGTGCTGAGTTGCTCCACCTGCCCTTCTACGTAGGCGCGTTTCTCCCGCTCGGCTTGTAGGTCCTTTGCCATTTGTGCTAATTCTGCGCGGGCTTCGCTTACGTCATTGAGTGCGTCGATGGCTATCTTATTGACCGCGGCGACAGATTCATTTTTAACTTCTTCGCCTTTTGTTTCCATGTTTCTGCGATGCACTATCGACACCAGAAAAGTTACAAGCGTATATGCGAAGAATAAGCCGATGCCTCCCCAGGTTATGCCATCCATGGTTGGCTCTCCGCGCGGATTGATTGAGTTGTTTGTAAGTGTGTCACGATTTGACCTATCGTTTTTCTTTTGAGGGTAGATGCTCGAGGCGTGATTATCGGAGATGGTTGAATATCCGCACCTCTGTAAGTTGTAGGCGTGGATAATCAGTTTTCTCAGGTGTATCCGTTATGGTGATTTGAGTTGTTTAGACTGGGGTCAACTTTAATTATTAACGATAGGTAGCTAGACGCTATGAGTTATTTAAGATTTCTCCGGAACGAGCCAGGCGCTCCAATACGGGGTCGCGTTCGCACAGCAAGCCGTAGTCCTGAAGCTGGTATTAGTTTGGGTAAGCGTCGGCGTTGGTATGCGGATGAAGAAGAAGAGACCACTGATGAGGACGAGACTCAGCCAGGCGCTGATGATACGGACGATGGTGGTGATGCTGACGAGGATGCTAACGAGAGTGACATCCCCCAAGAGGTTGAAGACCTGCCAGAGTGGGCACAGAAGCTCCTGAAGGATAATCGCACTGAAGCGGCGAAGTATCGCACCAAGTTGCGTGAGATTGAAGAGGAGCGGAAGGCTAAAGAGATTAAAGATGCTGAAGAACAGGGCAACTTTAAGAAACTCTGGGAGGAGAGTGAAGCGGATCGTAAGGAACTGGAGCAATTACGTCAGGCACGTACTGCTCGTCTGGAGACGCTGAAGACACGGAATGAGAAACGTATCACTGATTTGCCGAAGGATAAGCAGGCAGTGGCACGTGAGATTATCGATACAGCTGGTGCAGATGACCCGGATAAGGTTAGTGCGCTACTGGATAAGATTATTCCGACTCTGGGTGTGACCCCCAATGCTCCTGATTTGAACGGTGGAGCAAAGGGTAATTCTCGTAAGGGATCTGGTGCAGCGAAAGTGAAGCTTAATAAAGCTGGATTCTAATGGGAGGTGGCTATGGCAGCCATTGTTATTAATACAGATCGTGTTGCACCTGTGTTTACAGACCGCTCGGAAATTTATGCCTTCATCGCTGGTGAGGCTATTGAGCGTGGCGACCCTGTATTCATTCAAACAACAACAGGTAAGGCGTTCAAGAGCCTTGCCGCCGCCGCAGGGACTGCCGCATTTGCTGGTTATTCTCTGCATAAAGCTGGTGCAGGACAGGCGATTGACGTATTGAAAAAAGGTCATATGTATGGTCTTACGCTCGATGCGTTGAATGCTGGTGCACGCACTTATGTCGGAGATACTGGTGGTAGTGACACAGCTGCTGGTACTGTCTCGGTTGCAACCGGTACTGTCATTCAATTGAGTGACCCTGGTTTGACCAAAGTCTTGTACGTTGATGCTGATTGGCTCACAGGCGCTTACGCGGCTGGTGCTTAGTCTATCGCCCTAATTAATCAAGAGGAGATTTTATCATGGTGATTTATGGTGCTTTAGGCTTACCAGAAAATGATCGTTCGCTTGTGAGTTCGATTGGTCAGAATGTGGTATATGATGCGGCGACTGAGTTTATTCGTCGTCATAATGAAGATCTGGCAACTGCCTCTAACATCTTCATTGAAATGACCACTGAAGACCACAAAGACTACTACAAGCTACCCGGTGGCGGACGTTTGCAACGGTTGCGTAATCGTAGCCGTGCGGCTGAAACACGCGCCGGTGGGCAATGGGATGTGGCTTTCCCATTGGAAGAATTTGGTGCAGCATTTGCGATTGACCGCAAGTCATACGCAATGTTGACCGTTCAGCAGCTGGCGAATGAGCTGGCAACGATGCGTACTCAAGATGTGAGTACCATCCGCTGGGAAGTGCTGGCGGCATTATTCAGCAATACGACACGCTCGGTTGTTGATGAGTGGCCAGTCAGCAAAGGTACGTTGACGATTCAACCGCTGGCTAATGGCGATGGTGTTTTATATCCGCCTAAGCTCGGTGCTGATAGTGATGATTTCCAAGCGGATAATCATTATCTCGTCAGTGGCTATACCTCGGCGAATATCAGCGATGTGAATAACCCGTATGTGACAATTCGTGGAGAAATCGAAGAGCACTTCGGTACACCTACAGGCTACGGCAACATTGTGGTTTTCATCCACACGGATGAGGTTGCGCCGACCGAAGCCTTGAATGACTTCACGGAGGTCACGGATATTCACATCGATGCGGGTGACGATACGGATACCGTTTCGGGTATGCCGAACATTCCATCATCTGCACGGCTTTTGGGTCGTGTGAGTGGTGTTTGGGTGGCTGAATGGCGTTATGTGCCGAGTGGCTACTTGATGGGTGTTGACGCTGATAGCCCTGCTCCTACTCGTATGCGCGTGCATCGTGCGGAGTATGGCTTGCCGCAAGGTTTCGCTTTGGTGGCTGAGGATGAACGTCATCCGATTATGACCCGTCATTACGAACACGACTTTGGTATTGGTGTAGGCAACCGTCTCAATGGCGTTGTGATGCAATTAAAAGCATCCGGGTCCTACGACGTTCCAAGTCGTTATCAACGATAGGTGGTGATTGATGGCTAGCAAACGCGCTAACGCAATCAAAGCACAGAAGGCTCGTGAGGCAATGGCTGACCGTATGGAGGCTATTGAGGAGAGCCAGAAGCTCATCATGGAGAAGCTGGATATGTTGCTCGGTGATGAGGTCGCAGTCGAGGATGCTAAAGCGTCTTCTAAAGAAGCTGATAACCCTGAGGGCAAAGAGGCTTCCAAGAAAGCATCCACTAAAAAATAATCTATGGGCGTAGGATGCTACGCCCCTTTTGGAGTAACGTGATGACTTTCACATATGGCTATGACCTTGCAGGTAGTGAGGCTGACCGTGTGCGCTTCGAGATTGGCGATACGGATAGTGAGGGTTATTTCCTTGAAGATGAGGAGATAACTGGACTATTGGCGCTGGATGATGCGACGTGGCAGACGGCTACGCTGGCAGGAATACGGGGCATTATCGGGAAGTTATCACGTCCGACTTTTACCGCTGATTGGTTGAAGGTCGATAACAAGGTTGCTCTTGATTCATTCCGTAAATTGCTTGCTGAGAAGGAAGCCGAATATGGCATTGGTCTTGGTGAGGACTTTGGCGGATGGTTCGAGAGTGCCGGGGTTGATGTAACGCGATCTGATGTTGATGAGGATTGGGTTCCGCGTTATCTAGAGGACTAGAGAAGAGTGGTTATCTACATCCCCACCAGAATGAATTGAAAGGTTTTGTATGTCAGGTGTCAATGGGTATATGCGGAGTGTGACGAATCGCTACTACTTGACTTCGACTTGTGTGATTGAAGCAGAGCAGACTATTCAGGATGCTAATTTCATCAATACCACAAGCTGGGTGACGGTGGCGAGTGTGCGTTGCCGTGTGTTGCCTGCTGGGCAGAATGATACAGAACGGGTGCAGGGCTTCGCTAGTCAGGAAAGCATTAAGGTGCTGAAGCGTTTGGTTGTGCCGCATGATACTGCGCTTGATACAGGTCAGCGGGTGACTGTTGGTGGCGAGCTGTATCAGGTGGGTGCGATTGATGTCGGGAATACTGATGAGGTATTTCGTCAGGTGCTGATTGTGCAGATGCGAGGAGCGGATAACGATGCCTGATGGTATTGCGATGAATGTCGATACAATGCGATTGGAATTGATTATCGCCACCTTGCCAAGGCAGGGTGAGAATATGGTAGCTGGTATCGCCACTGAGATGGTGAATGATATGAAGCAAGGCATGCTTAATTCGCCTGCGGATGGCATCACCTATACACGGGGTGGTGTTTCGCATACGTCAAGTTCACCGGGTAACCCGCCACGCCCTGATACCGGTGAATTAGTGGGGAGCATCACGCATACTAAGACCGGGGTTATGGAGCAGACTATTCATGACCAGGTTGAGCATGGCAAGTGGCAGGAATTGGGGACAGAGTTTATTGAGGCTCGTCCTTGGATGGTGCCTGTGTTCGAGGAATGGCGTGTGGGCAAGTTTGCGAATTTCGTCAATAGTTTTCCGTTGGTGGAGTGATGGCTGAGCATCCTAAACAAATGCTGTATCGGGTGATTGGGACGCGCTTATCTGGTAATACAGATGCTGGTACGAATTTGTATACATCGTATGTGCCAGAGAAAAAGACACGCCCTTATCTGCTGATTACCGTGCCTTCTTTGCCTGAGCGTAATTTTCATTTTCGTCAGCAAGACCCGAGTGCTACGGTGCAGGTGAAGGCTGTTTCAAGTAATGAAGCGCAAGCCTTGACGATCTTGCAACAGGCGTTTGAATTGCTCGATGACCAGGGTGAGCAGGACAAGCAGGGCTTAGTTGGCGGGGCTGACTGGCATATCCTGAAGGCGATGTGTGGCGAGCGCATGTCCATGAGCTATGAAGTTGGCACTACCAAAGTATTTGAAGAAATTTTTCATGTTCGTATAGATTTGCAGGAGAAAACATAATGGCTGAATGGGTCGGTGATAATATCTATATTCAGTTTGAAGGTGGCAACCTTGCTTCCGCTGTAGAGATACAGGGGGAGTACAAGAAGGTAAAGTTGACCGGTGGCGTGAGCGCGATTGAAACGACACGTGGTCCTAATAAAAAGCACAAGATGAACGTGCCGGGTATGCACGAATACCCGATGGAGATCACAGTAGGTATCGATGATAGCGACATCTACCCTGATTATCTTGAGCTTGACCAAATTTATACGGTGACCTTTGCACCTAATGGCAATACAGTTGGTCAGCCTCTGCATGTTCAAGAGTATTTCCTCGAGGAAGTACCGATTGAATATGAAATGGGGCGTGGTGAGCGCGTGTATGCGATTAAGCTGAAACAGCATGATGCGCCGACTGTGAATATCTTTGAGCAGGGCGTGGTCGCTGCATAAAACATCACGCCTCATCTCTACCCCTTCGAAGAAGCCTGCTCGACGAGCGGGCTTTTTTGTATCTCCGTTGGTTGGGATAAGTGGGGATATTGTGGGGTTTGAATAAGTTTATCAATTTATGAAGGGTTTGAGATTATGACCATGCAAAAACGTAAGAAGGGATCTGCCCCATCTTCTACACCAGTGACGGCTCAAAGCGATGATATGCCGATTATCGCATGGGAAGAGATGAGCATCATGGATAGTGTGGCAATGGCGGAGCGCGTCGATGAGGCGAGTTATATCACCGTCATTGCTGCGAAGATTGAGGATGGGCGTGCCACTGATGAGGACTGGGCACGTTTGGAAGTTTTGCGCTCGCGTGATTATCAGGTCGATGCAATTCACAAGAAAGCTGAAGACATGGCGAACTATGTTACCTATGTTCCGCGTAGTTGGTTTTCTAAGAAGGCTCCGGACACTCTGGATTTTGATGACCCCGAAACTTTTAAATTATTGCAACCTCAGCGCTTTCGTCAGCTGTATTCGTTGTTGATGATGAATGAGGCGCAAGCGGAGAACGCCACAAAAAACTGAGGGGGCGGTTGATCAAGGCGAGTATCTTCAAAGAGGAGATTACTCCACGAGAGATATACCGGGTCAACCGCATTCGTTTAGCAGAACATTTTCATATATCACCGGTGGACGTCGATGCCTGGGACGCTCAGACGTATTATGATGCGCTGGACGTGCGGGGTGCTGATGAGGTGTTATCAAAGTTGGGTAATTTGTAGGCGTAGATAAGGCGTTTTCTCTATGGTCGGTATGGGATATAACATCAGCCTGGGTAACCTTGGGCATCGCTATGATGAGGCAATGCGTAATGCGAGAGATAGCGGTGCTGATTTTCACCTGGTAATGACTAATCCACATGGTGGGGTCAATGGTGCAGGTGAGATTAATGAGATCCAGCGCTGGAAAGATGCCATGCCTGACGGTACTCGTTTGCTATGGCGGACATTCATCAAATCGAATGGTGAGTGGGTTAAAACGTTAGGATTTGAATTTGTCTCCGACATGATGCGACTGAATGAGAGCCAATTCAGGACGCATTGTATCGAATGGGCGCAGGAACAAGCTCAGCAGTGGGCGCGTGAGGGGCATCAGGATGTTATCCGCGATGACCCGGACAATGAGCCTAAGCTATCTGGTGCGAGTGATGATGTTGTGCGTCGATATGTGATTAGCCGTGAGGAGCTGGTAAAGGCATGCAAGGCGGTTGGTATCACTGTCGCGGTCGGTGCTTTCTCTGTGGGACTTCCTCATGAGAGTTGGATTGATAAGGGTCTCTTTGACCCACTGCTGAAGATAGCAAAGGTTTTCAGCGTGCATGAGTATCCATCTGCAATGGTGGGCGTGGGTGATGTGTTGCCGTATGAGGCGATGTTTGAGCCTGAGACGCTCTGGGCTAAGTTGCCGAGGGAAGCTTGGTCAATTGCCAGCGTTTATTATTTGATGCGACGATGTGATCGATTGAAGCTACGGGCTGATTTAGTTGGTAATCCTAATTTGGAATTCATCATCAGTGAGACATCGACTAATGAGGATATTCCTGATGCCCACCGGGTGACATCTCAGCTACGGGGTGTTTATGGTAAGCCTGAGTGTGGCGGTGATTTGCGTGGGGTGCAGGCATGGACCCGATATCATGAGCGGGTGTTTGGCTCTAATGATGTGAATCAGAATGTTGCCCAGATGATTGAATACATGCTGAAGTACATCTATAGCGTTAAGCATGTGATCGGGGTTTGCTTCTTCGCGTTGAATTATAAATGGGGCGAGGGTGCAGAGGGTGAGAACCGTTGCCATAATTTATTGAATGAGATGTTTGACTATCTACGCCGGGTATTGATCCCCGATATTAATAAGCGAATTCGAGAGGCGGATGTTGTGACGGATATACCGAAGTTACCAGAGGGTTTTGAGTGGGATATGCGTCCTGCTAGTGTATCAAGTGCCGGGGTTAAGGTGCGCTCGTCATGGTCCACGCAGGATGAAGCGAATGTGTTGTTTGTTCTGCGTGAGGAACAGACGGTGCTGGCATCGAAGAATAGCTTCCATAATCCGAATAATGGCTGGGATTGGTTGAGAATAATATTCAGGGATACGGTTATCGGGTATGTGGCAAAGCCGTTTGTGAATGTTAGTTACGTGCCTGTTGTTGATACCCCACCAGTGATTGAGCCTGATGTGATTGAAGCGGCTGTCTTCAAGTGGCTTGAAGCGAATACAGATATTAGTGGGTCTATCGTCGAGGATGTGGTTAAGGGCTATCTGGATGAAAATGCAGAGCGTTTATTCAGTGAGGCTGTCGTCGAGAAGAGTGACACGCTGATTGATAAGCTGGTTAAGGTTGTCTTTAGGGAGTGGTCGACTCATATTCCTGTGCAGGAAGAGCCTGACCTACCTGCCCCGTTGGCATCATTCATTAGCCGCTTCTTCGGTTTCATTGCCAAGGTAAGTGCGCCTCCGACTGATTGATTTACAGGCGTAGATAACCGATTTTCTCTATTATTCCTTCGCCATTTTTGGTGAGGGATTTTTTGTTGTCCGTTCTTTGGGTAATGAGGGGGTATTGTGAGGGCATATTGTTTAGGCGAGATGAGATGATGATATGGCTCACAAGTTGGTGACGACGAATTTAGATGTACTGAGACCGTTAATGCAGAGAGGTGTTAGCCTGCCTGCGCGGATGAGTTGGGAGAGTTTTGTTTCGCATGAGAAGATACGGGCGGCTAAGGTCGCAGAGTATCGGGATTATGCGGATGGTGAGCATGATGTTGAGCTGAGTGAAGAGATGAAGAATATGCTCCGGACTGAGTCTCTTAACCTGAACCATTGTGAGAACATTCTTGAGACCTTAAGTGACCGGTTGCGCTTGAACGGTGTGCAGGTAACGGTTATGGATGAGGCGGGTAATCCTGATGAGACTGCCACAGAAGACGCTAACAAGTGGGTCGAGAGGCTGACGACGCAATGGAATCGCCTCGATGGGATGCAGATTGATTTACATGATGCCATCCCACGCGATGGGCTGAGTTTCATTATGGCGCAGTATGACTCTGATGCAAAGCAAGTGCGATGGACGCATGAAGAAGCGTTCGATGGTCATGAGGGTGTGATTGTTGTTTGGGGTGCAGACAGCAATAAGCCGACGATGGCAATTAAGATCTGGCATGAGACCCAGAATGCGGTAGATGCTAAATTGCTCGACCGCGTGATGTTTAATATCTATTTCCCGGACCGCATTGAGAAATACTACAGCGAGGGCGGTAAGCTCCAAGAGAATAAAGATGATGACGGCAATCACATTTACCCCTGGGTGATGGCGGATGGATCACCGATTGGGGTAGCGATTGTGCCGTTCGTCTATAAGGGGCGACGTTATAACAAGCATAGTTTAGGTCGTCTGGAGCAGGTTATCCCCGTACAGCGCGTTGTGAACCGTGTGGTGAATAGCACGGTGATGACCAGTGAGAATATTGGTTTTCCGATTCGCTACGCTTTTGGTATCGACATCCCCACAACGATTAAGCCAGGTACCTGGTTGAATGTGACGGTGCCATCCACTGTTACTAATGCCGATGGCAAAACTAGTCGTGCGCTTAACCCTGCTGAGCGTGCGACAATCCTTGATGCAGTGACCAAGATTAAGGTGGGTCAGATTGAGCCTGCGGAATTAGAGGGCTTGCTGACCGAGATTGATAAGTTCATCGTGCAGATGTATATCGTGAGTGGTACGCCCTACCCCGAAGGTGCAGGGAGCAGTATTTCGGGCGAGGCATTGAAGCAACTGGATATTCGTCTGGTGGGGACTGCTCAACGTTGCCAGACCAGCTGGGGCAATAGTTGGGAAGACCTGGTTAAGCTGTCTGCACGGATTGAGAGTGTCTTCGCTCTTAACACGATGTGGACGGAAGACAACGTGGTCATCATGGCGAAGTGGGAGTCTGCTGAAGTGCGGGATGATACAGCTGTTATCAACAATGTAAAGCAGACGTTTGAGATTGTACCTGAACTGGATATACGTACACGGTTAGAGCTGATGGGGTCTATTCATGGTTGGGATAAGACGCGGATTGACGAGATTGAGAAGCGCATCAACGAGCAGAAGGACGCGGATAGTGAGCGTGCACTGGGTGGCTTGCTGAATGATGCCGGGGGCTTCGGTGCGTTTGGTACAGGGGCTGACCTGGACGACCCATTGAACCCACCTACCCCTGAAGAGCAGGAGCTAGAGCCGATTGGTGCACTGGCTTAGAGAAAGTAAGTTATCTACATCCAGATAACCCTCACCCCTAGCCCCTCTCCCTCATGGCGAGGGGAATGAATTGAAAGGAATTATTATGCGGAAGTTGATTTTGATTGTTGGTCTTATTCTGGTTTTGCTGGTGCCGATGGTGATGTATGCGGTGCAGGCTCAGCAAGATTATTTTGTGCTGATGCTGGTATGCGGTGGCACCTACGATAGTAATAATCTACACGTGGGGCAATTCGATGATGAAGGGTCTGCGAAGGCATGGGCTGATGCTGAGATGCTAGGTGCCTGGGATATTGCGTATATCTACGATAGCTGGACGACAAACGGCAGTATGCGCTTGTTGTGGGCGCGGAGTGAGAGTTCGTGTTATCCGGATATGGGTGATTGGCGACGGATTGATT